CTCCTTGAATTGATCCGATGTCTCTATTGCCTGAGACCCAAACTGGTGGAGTTCTCTAAGATCAAAGGAACTCCCACTTGATGTATGCAGATCTACGTTACCAACGTACTCGTTGGTTGGGTAACCTTCTTCAGGATTTGTTAGCTTTTGTGAAGACCCTACTGTATATAGATCTCCAACACTTCTAGCTGTGTCAATCCTTCTGTTTAATATCTCTATCTTATTGCCCCCAGTTATCACTGGATCTCCGAAGTGGGGGTAGAATCTTAAGTCTGTGTTTAAGGTCCCAACATTGGTAGACAGAGTCCCCGAGCTAAACTGCCCAAAGCTCCAAGCTTGGGTTCTAACAGTATTCCAAATTACGGACGCTTCTGGATCATCAGCCATGCCCATATTCATTACACTAACTTCTGTACCAAAGTTATTGGTAACGTCGTCTCCTGCCCCATATATAAACTGGTTTAGGTTTATAGTTGGGTTTTGTGGCGGATCTGTGGCTGCGCCTTTAGGCATGAATGGTAGTGTAAGAGCAAACGGTACTTTTCTTTTCTTTGGTTCGCTCTCTAGAAAAGATTGAGACCCTGCTTGCAGCAAAGCACATCCGGATATGAAGAAGGAGTCTTGTATATTCCCAAGGTTAGCGTTAGCCTCATTGAAGTAGACCTTCATCATGAGGTGCCCATTCTGCAGGTATCTATGTTCGGTCTTCTCTATGTAGTTTGAAAGACTGGTGCCTGAAATCATAGTGGACTGAAGCCCTTGTCTTTTTATTACACCGACTTTAGTTACCTGGATTCCTACCAGCTCAAAGTTACCCTCTGCTGTGAACAGCTCTGACGCGTTATCTTTATCCGTCGTACCTGTAATTAGATCAGGCCCTATACTACCTGTGAGACCTGTTACATCTTGTGATTCATGGAAGGTCATTGCAGGCGCGGTGATGGTGCTGTGGTCAAGGTTAATTAGGTCAAACCCCCCACTAGCATAAGTGCCCACAACATGAAGTGTGGGCAACTTTCTATCTCCTATCCGTGTGCCGTATATTATAAAATTAGCCATGCTGTATCAACATCCACATGCACAACGCTCTGTGCAGAATTCTTTTGCTTTATTGTACTTGTCGGTTGCTGCATTGATATTGCCCAGTGTTGCATCATATGTAGCTGATTGCAACAGTAGGAATATCCTCTCAGCAAGTTTGAGATCCTCCTTGCACTTATCGCACTTGCATGTGCAATTGATTGCGTCATGTACCAGTTTGGCAATGCAGCAATCTATATCAGCAGTTACTACTGACACTTGGCTAGTCTTACCTCCTGCAGGGTCGATCATGGTTGCTTTGACTACCCCCTTGGCGTTCATACCAAAGCTAGCTGTAATCTTACCCCCACGTGTACGTCTTCGTATTGTGTGAGTCTCTCCTGTAGTCAGGTTCTCAAACTTAATCGTGTACTGCGTGTTGCGGTTAAGACCCCGCTGGGTAACCAATACCTTTTTCCCAGAAAATAAACCTCTAAGTGCCATGTGAAAGTGATAAAGGGGGACACCCTATGTGCCCCCCAATTTTATTACCAAATAAACTGTTCGTTGTTGTCTTCAACGTAGTTGAATACGTCAGCAAACTCGTTTCCTGTGGCTCCTGCTGGAGCGGTACCATCTGTCTTTGTGTAGTAAATAGTAGCAATGTTACTGCTACCTGCGGGAGCAATACCTGCACCATTTGGCCAGTTAGGCGTTGCGTACTCGATAGTGATCTTATCGTATACATGCCCTGCTGTAACGAATGTATCCACAGATTGTGGGAAGTACATACGGTTAAAGCTTCCTTGTCTGTAACGGCAACGAGCTTCATCGTCCGCAACCTGCCAGTCATTACCAACACCCTTCACTTCGCCAGTAGTAGATGCAGCCACACCATCGTCGTCTCTATCCAAGTTTGTAACGATCAAGTCGAAAGACAATCCTGGGTGGAGTGAGGTAAAGAGAATACCACCACCAGAGCTTGTAGCAGCCACCATGTCCTTAAGGAGTGGGTGTGCTGCCACTGCATCTTGAACATTGCTCACGTTGGTAGCATTATCAGCGTCACCGTGATTAGAAATCACAGCAGTCATGTTGACAGCCTTGTGATTTGTAGTGTTGAATGAACCCAACGGGAACACGTTAGACGTACCAGTAACTGCGCCCATACCGTCATTGTAGTATGAAGTCTGGTTAATAGGCACTGTTCTGATGATGAACTTAAACTGGTAAGAGTCACCATCGGCAGAGTTAGTAGTGTCGAAAGTTGCATCAACAGTCTGTGCTTTGTGACCAGCCCATACTACGTGCTTCTCAAAGTTGATACGCTTAACTCTAGTTGCATCAATGATTGGTGATGCAATGATGTTACCAGTAGCTACACGTTGTGTAATCTGGAAAGCACTCACCAACCAGATAGGAGCCACAGTGGTGATCAAGCTGTCAATTGCTTGCGTGCTGCTACTAGCTTGCGCGTTAACAGTTGACGTATCACCTGCGAACTTCTTTTCGTAGAGTGCTGTCTTAGTGTATGCTGGAGTACCTGTACCCAGCGTGTAAATACCTACATCATTATCCCCCGTCGCACCAGCAAGGCTACCAAACTGAGCTTGGGTGCCTTCGATCACTTCGATGTCGTTAGATATAAATACCTGATTCAAATTAGATCCCATAGTTTCTATTTATTAGGGATGAAACAAAAAATTACTCGCTCTCCAGGACTTCCCCAGATTGCGTTTGGTATCGAGGAGACTCGAAGGACTCCAAGATGCTTTTCACTGTCATCTCCACAATCTCGTGATGAGTGTGTTCTGCCAGTTCGCATCCTACGCCAGCGTTTATGTTTACGCTGATAGGCTTACGTAAATACTTTATCGTTACCCCCAAGGGTACCGTTTTGTTGTTAGAATATAAATCTACGAAATTTTCTTGCATTGTGTACATCACATTGGAAGCTTTTGCAGTGTTAAATGGGTCATCTAACAGTGCAAAGATGTCGTCGTGTTGTACTGACTTGCAAAGTGTGCGCTTAAACTGTGCAAATGCGTTGTTTTTTGTGGTCACAGTGCGAAATCTCTTTGCTGAGGTGTACGGAGCTTCGAATATGGCGTATTCTACAGCAGTATCACTGCCTGCAAGCTCTTTAAACGGGTGATCGTACGTTACTACGGCGTAAGCTCCAGCCAAGTCAGGATTGTCCGTAACAAAATTGACAAAAGTGGTGATGTCCCCGTTTGCATTAGGACGACTCGTTGGATATCTCAAGAAAAACTCGTTAGAATCAGCGATAGGTGAGTCTGCAACGTCTAGTTCTGAGAACATGTCGGCCAATCCGTCTTGAAAAGAGACGCTGGGCTTGAATCCTTCAGCATACAGCAGTGGATTGAGCAGATCTTCGTAGTTATTTCTGTTGCCCAGGGTAGAAAAGATGGTTTCTAGTCCTCCTGTCCTTGATGCTATGTCTATTTGACGCAATACCAAGCCAGGTTGGCTTGTTCCCACTCTTATTCTTAGGAATCTCTCTTCTTTTGTGTTTACATCAAACTCAACGGGCCTGTGGCACCCATCTATCAACGTAGTTTTGATGTTTATCAGGTACATGTAGTCCAGAGGGAGCTTGAATCTCTCTAGTTGAATGTTACCTGCCACTGGAGATGTGTATACTGTACCAAAAAAACTACCTGATCCAACTGCTTTCTCTAAGCTGTCGTTCACTCGTATACCAATGTGGTAGTCCTCAAGCAGATTACGCAGGTCATCTATGCGTTTCTGCGACTGTTCGAAGCCTCTTTGCTTTCTATTGGACGAGGGAGTATACCGCTGGTTGATAAACCGACGTATGGCCATGTTGATCTCATGGTCAATCTCTTGTGGTAAGAGATTGTCAACCTGGAAAGATGCAAGTTTTTGCACCCCCAGGTTGACAGCTATATGCATCTCTTGTATTGTCACGCTAGTGATTTCAGTTGAGCTCTGATCGCGTTAACTGCGCCAGAGTTCTTTTTGTTTTTGAAGTAGATAATGGTGTCGGTTACGTTTTCTCCAATAGTCTCGTCTCCATAAATATACTGATTTCCAATCTTACGGAGTACATCTTTGCTGACCATTTCTTCTATCTCTGCTTTGAGATCAAGATCCTTGTCGAGTACAAGCTTCAAGAACTTAGCTGGTTCTTTAGACTTAAGATCGTAAAGATTATTCTCTACCTCAAGGTCAGTCATCTTATCAGGGGTAGATCCCTTAGCAAGCAGTCTGTACAGTCGTCTCATTTTAGACACATCACTAGATGCTTTGATAAACTCTTTGTCTGCTTCCTTCTGAACCTTAACCTTGGCGTTCTTCTTCAACAGGTCTCTTTGGGGATCATAGATGTAGAACTTTTTTTGTCTGTCCTTATCCATGCCTTCCTTTGAGTCAGCTACCTGTCTGTGTTTTTGACACCACCTAAACGTAACGTAATCCATCAAGTTGTGTGGAGTACCTTCTTCGTCTGTCGTGATGTCTAGTTCTTTTCCCTCGAAGGGAATTGATAGGGTCATGCTTGCCCAGAACTCTTTTTCTTGTCTAGGCCAGTCTGCATGTCCTGGTGGTACGTCGAGTATACCGGACAAAAGCTTGTGGGCTTCTTCCCCTTCTACTCCTTTCAATGGTTGTCGACCAACATAGATTGAACCTATCTTGATCTTTGCCGCAGCTCTAATCTCCTTTGGGAGGTGGCCGAGGACTTCTCTGCGTCTGATTATAACTTTTTTCATGTTCTTTATTTAGTTAAGAATAAACTGGTTTGCTTGCAAATCGGGGAGAGCCGACATTTCAGCTCCCCCCTTTGCAAACCAAACACCAAATTACGATGCAGTGCAAGTCAAGTCGAGCGAAGTATCGAATCTGCGGAGCAGGATACCAGCTGTCTTCAACATGTGCACAGAAGCACCGTCTATATCTGAAGCTCGCGTGTCAGTTTCTGTGAAGCCCTTAGGCACAACAGAACCAGCAACACACCAGCGAAGCATTTCACGACCCTTCTTCTGAATCATCTGGAGGTTGTTTTCTCCATCGTAAGAAGATTGGTCAACGAATGTCATTCTGTAAGATTCGAGCGGCAATCCAGTCTCAGGGTGCTTATTAGAAGCCTGAGCAACAGGACCGTGATCGAACAATGGGACCTTGACTACGTTCACCGTGTGACCATCGATGTGATCATACGAAGTGAAGTAACCAGTGATACCCAAGCTACGACCGCTACCAGTGATGAACTTAGACTCAGTAGTTCTGAGGTAAGAGTTTGTACCACTGCCAGTGACACCAGTAGAACTAACACCGTTAGCGTAGTAAGCGCGGAGAGCCTTGTCGAACTCACGTGCACCACCAATACCTGTGAACAATGTCACCTGCTTGTCGGTAGCGTCGGTCATTCCGTAGAACAAGTCACCAATAGTATCCTCAATCTTCTTCTGCGTGAGAGTAGAGTAAGTGTCCTTGTTGATGATCTGCTCGAACAAACCAGGTCCAGAGACCACAGGCTGTCCGTTCTCGTCGAGCATGGTAGACTTACCGTTAGCATCGTGCGTCTTAGCACCATACCAGTAGTACATCTCACACTCTTCCTTAAACTTGAGCATGTGACGGTACTCCTCGTAGTCCATCCACAACTTCGTAGATGAGCCTTCCTTCAATGGGAGGGTAAACTCAGCAACGTA